GCAAACTTGTTAGTTTCATATTCTTCTTTTCGGATATTGACCATATCACCTTTGGTAAAATGCCTCAATTTCTCATGTAGGGCATCTGTAGCAAAGAGTCCAGATTCAACTCCGTTAACATCGAGGGCGTACAAATGGTACGCTCCGTAACTATTTGTTCCTTCGATGGGTGTATCATATAAAAACTCAACAACATTATCTGTGTTAGCTTTTATCTTTAGTGTAGCACGTTCCATGCACATTCTCCTATGTAGATTAGGGTTATTATTCCGAAATACATCGCCACGACTATACAAATCATGGCAATGATAACCTCGAAATACTTATTAGTTGTTTCAAAGTATTTAATTAATATCGACCTCATATGGTATCAGTCAAATCTACAATGTGAGTCTTTTTAGATGTCTCCATAGAACAGCACTCCAGATAAGCGTCACGACCTTTATGTTCTTCGAGGTAATACTCAATGTCTTCAACCATATCCTCGTAAGTTAATCTGCTATGTGTGATTTCGCCTTCATTCATACCTTTATCACCGTCCCATGCTATAGTGAAGTAGAAATACACCTTTTCCAAATCACCAAGATACAGTCGATAGGCTTTACCCCATCTCTCATTGTACACCATTTGTGTTTTCACCTCATCACCATTGGCATAGAAAGCATAGGGAAATTCAAGATTTCCCCGTTTGTCTTTAGAAACACATTCAATAAAGACATTCTTATCTGTTATCCTGTCTGTTCTAATGGAGAAGTAACTGTCTCCACCGTTACGCACAGGCTCATTTATCATTATTTTGTTCATCTTCTGTCCTTGTCAGTAAGCATGAATGTCTCTCAAGAAATCTTCTTATATAGTCCTGAATCCAATCAATTTCCTCTTGAGTTATACCCTCTGGGAACTCTACCCGAAACGCACCTTGTGTTATTTCTTTATTATCCATAGTAGATATTACAACATATTAATGAGAAAGTCAAGTCTTTTTTTACCGAGGTAAAGGTCTCATTAATTTGTTTCTATCCCGTGCAGATGTTTCACTCTGTAACTTTCGTGATAATGAACCACAACTATTACATCTATATGATTCATACCTATTCACAGTCGTTGTATAGTACCCACCGTTAGCATTAATATCATCGCTACCGCAAGATGGACATACCTCACCTTCAGTATACACGCCTACGTTAGGATGGTTTTTAATCCACGGTCTTAACTCAACATAAACTTCCTCAAGCAATCTGACATCTTCCTCATTATATTCAAGCATCTCGGACAATGCACCACGTTCACCCTTCAGGCAATCAGTCCAGAGTTGAAAATTTGTACTTATCTTGCCCTTATTGGTCATAATCTTGCCTAAATAATCCAACCTGTTTGAACTGAAGGCAAAATTTCTCTTAACAGCTTTCAAGGTATCGATTGATTGGTAAGGTGATGGCGGTAGATAGCCATTCATATAGAATCTTGTGTTTAGTTTCTTCAGGTCGAATTTATCACCATTATGAGCAATAACAACATCAGCTTGATTGATTAAATCCCATATACCGCCCAATAATCTCTTGTCATCACGACTTTTTGCTTCTGACGATGTCTGTATATCTGACATTACCTCTGAATCAAACAACCATTTGGCACTCCATGATAGAACATTCCAGTCTTTTATAACATTGCCATGTTGGATATACTTATTACCGAACAAACCCCACACGTATACCTCCATTGGTGTTGTCTCTATGTCGAATAATAATATCTTAATTCCATCAGGTGATGAATAGTATGAACCCCACTTACCACAGTCCACGCATCTTGTTCTTTGTTTTCCACATTGCATTCCACGTTTGTGTATGTGTGTGCTTCCGCATTGACATTTCATATAACCTCCGCTTGTAGCCATTTGTTTAGTGATTTTTCCCATGCACCAAATGTAACTTCCCCACGCTCATAACGAAGCCATACTTCGTCAAATTCGTCAGCAAGTCTATTGCACATTCGTCTAATTCTGAAATCTTTAGATGAACCTGCATCTCTTGGCATTTCTTTGATTTTTTTAGAATAATACTTCCTTGTCCTGTCTGAAATAGTCAGCATATTTTCCCGTCCTTATGTTATAGTCAAGTTTTCCAATACCCGTATATCCGTTCTTATACTGAAAACGAATCTTTTGCACATGAATGCCCACGTAATCATCGTCATCTGACTTGTGCCTATGCACAGTTATAACATTGTCAGATTTATTGAAAAAATGGGCACTCCCAGAAATATCATATGCGGAGGGCACAACGACCTTACGATTGTTATCACTCTCCATCTTTCTCGGGTGAGCAATCACCCATATATGTATCTCGTGAATCTTGGCGAATGTATTCAGACTTGCGAGAACACGTGCAACATAGTTCGTTTCGTTCTCTGAATCTCTGAATTTATGCTCCACCGTATTCCAAGGGTCAATTACAAGTCCGTTTAGTCCATAACGGAAGTTCAGTATCTTTGCTTGGTCAAGTATACTTTCTATAGTAACAACGTCTTCTTGCGTACCGATAAACTTAATGTGCTCATGTAGAATCGCCATTGCACTTCGAGCAGTCTCCTCATCCACTCTCTCATCCCCCCAGAATGGTTGCCCCGTGAATTTACCAACTAACTTTAGCAGATGATGTTTCACGGGAAAATTCTCTGCACTAAATACACCAAAATTCCAACCATAATCCTGAACCATATTAATCATTAGGGCATCCATCCATTCCGACTTACCCATATTTGGAACACCTGTTATAATTGTAACTTCCGAGGGGGAGATACGATAATAATCATCCAATCCTGACCATCCAGTAGATAATCCCTTTGAATCAGGGGTGTTTAGTAGGTCTATTGCGTCTTCAAGTACATCATTGACAAGAACAACGCCCTCAATCGGATATGGATGTGCGTCCGTGATAATGTCCGTTATTTTATCCTCACCATGTTTCATAAGAACTTCGTTCATATCCTTGCAATCCGTGGGATAGGTAACACGATAACACTTTTCCCTACCTATCCTTCGAGATAGTTCCTCTCTCATAGCTTGACCGCTTGGGTCATCGTCCATTGCTAATATAACCGTGTCGGCGTTCATCAATGATTCTTCTGCCGATAGCAGATAGGAAAACTTCCTATCGCTTGGATTGGAATTAGGGGCAATAGCACCATCGGGGACACTCACAACATTACTATATCCCGCCTGTACTATGCTCAACGCATCCATTTCGCCCTCGGTGATTATAATTGCCTTCATTCCGACCATGTGGTCGAATCGATAAAAACACTTCTCCGCATTCTTGCTTTGTCGGTATTTCTTATCAGCAGTCCGAGATTTGACGTTTACAACTTCACCCCCCTTATAAAAAGGGAATTGAATCCAATGATTCTCGTAGCCAATACCCGCATCACTAACCACAGCTTCACTTATACCTCTGTCTTGAAACCACTTAATAACTGATTCTGGTAGGTCAGTCAGTGGTTCGTCGGGCTTTTCTATGGGTGGTTGGATATATTCACCCTTCTTATTCAATGAACCCTTCCAAGAGCAATTATGACAATTCCATACGCCTTCATCTATGTTCACAGATAAACAGGGGTCGTTCTTCTTTTTTCTTGTATGGGAACATTCGGGGCATTTTGTCTTTTCTTGTCCACTTGAGTTCTTCAGATAGATTCCATGGTCTTCAAACGTCATAAGCTCTCCCTATTGGTGATATTTGGTATCTTAACGAAGTTTTTATTGTTATTTGGTACATAGGTATCAATTGTTAAATTTCAGGTGTAGATTGGCGAATTTGGACTGCCCATTCTTCGATTTAGTACGTAAGGTTCTTAACGAAATTAGATTGCTCATCCAAAAGTCATCATCCGTTGCCCACTTTATAACATCACGTACATCTTTTTCGTTCCATCCGTCAAGAGTGATGAGTTCAAACAGGGTATTCACAGAACCTTTCGTTATGTCAGTATCATTGAACCAATCTGCCTTGATGTGATTGGGTAATTGTTTGTGTTTCTCCGTATAGAAATCCGTTACAATCTGTTTAAGGTATTTCATCTGCCCTTGTGTTATGTCTTTATTATAATTAATCAGATGCCTCTTATTAGAGTAGATATATCTTATCTTATTATTTATAATAAGAGTATCGGCATATTCCGACATGGCTTTTACATCCTCATCCTCTGAAGAAGTGTCCAAAACACCCCCTACCCCACCTTGTAGATTTGATACGGCTTTTAACAATTCTGGATTACCCCCACCTTGTAGATTTGATACGGCTTTTAACAAAATATATCTTTTCTTAAATTTTTGATTGTCCTCGTCCTTCTCAATTATAACATCGATACAACCAAGTTCACGAAGTTTGGTCATTGATGCGGAGACCGTCGCTTTGTTGCACCCCGATACATTGGCAAAATAGATATTATTCTTCGTACATATACCATCATCATCGAGAGTGGCAGTAATCTCACAGTACACTAACTTATCTCGGGGTGTTAAGTCTGGATGATGCCTGATAGGCTTGGGGATATAACCGATATAACTCATTGATGCTCCCTCATGTATTCCATTTCATCTTCCCAATCTATTGAATCATCATAAATTTCACTCGAAAAGTCTGACCATTCTTTACAATTTCCACAGATTCCGTACAACGTACCTTCAAATTCATTTGTTTCGCCCATAGGATTGGCGTCACAGCAGTCTGAATATAATTCCATACTTATCTCCTTAATCGATGGAGGGCGGAAAAGGAGGAGGAAACCGCCCTGATGTCCATCGTAAAATTATTTAATGATTGGCTTGACAAACCTGTCAAAATACTCACATTCTTTTCCTTCTTTAATTAAACATGGCTTATTATATAAATCATCATCTAACCATTGCTGAAGCTGTGAATTTATCATT